GAGTGCTGGCAGCAGGGCGGAATCCATGTAGACCCGCTCTACACCGATGGAAATTACCGGAAGATTGCGGAGTATTTTGTCAAATATGCAAAAAGGACGATGGAGACAGAAGAAAAGGAGACGAAAAAGCTCTGGTATCCGTCACAGGGATTAAAAAAGCCGACAATCGGGAAACCGAAGATGATCAAGAGCCGGGAGCTGGGGCAGATTAGAATCCCAAAAGGGTATTACTTAGACCGGGATAGTGTGCGCCGGGGCATCAGCGGCTATGACGGGCACGAGACCTTTTGCTATACGCTGGTCATGCTGCCCGGATACAGCCGGAAGCGGAAGAAAGGAGGGAAACACCATGGAAAGTAGCCCGCAGGTCAACCGGTACCCGCAGGTCAACCTGTACATAGAGACAACAGTACACGGTCCCAGGCAGCAGGGAGGCAGGTGGATGTACCTTCTGGAATTTGTTACCCGGCGGGGCGACCCTGTGACCCTATGGAAGGTTGGGGACTGGGAGGCGGAGAAGGAAAACGTGCTGATTATGCAGGCGTTGTCTGCGGCGTTGGACCGACTGCGGCTGCCTTGTGTGATTAATGCCCATGCGGGCAGCAGCCAGATACGGAGCACCATTGAAAACGGATGGCTGGAGGAGTGGCAGGAGCGGGGCTGGAAGACGGCAAAAGGGCAGGATATAAAGCACAAGGATTTATGGCAGGAGATTGTGCTGAAAATGGCTCCGCATTTGGTCTTTATGCGGGCTGGCGGGCACTCATACCAGCTCTGGATGCAGGAGAAACTGAAAAAAATGGTTGAAACACCTCAAGAAACCCGTTGATGATGACGACCATGCAATATATATCACGGAATACACAGCGGGGCAGACTGCCCCGCAAGGAGGGATCGGAATGTTGTTTGAAAAATTCGGAGAATTTGACTCTGCGGAAGAATTGAACCGTGCCGCCGCCGCACAACTGGCGGAAGGAGATATCGATGCAATCTATGGCATCGCAGAAGAAAACGGAATTGACCGGGAGGATGCAGAGGACTACATAGACGGCGCAGCGCCGGAGCTGTGCACACCCATCATGGCAGCGCTTGGAAAATTAAAGGTAGAAGCAGCAGAGCTGGAGCCGCAGGAGATCATGGAGGACTGGCTGACCTATATCCGTATCCAGTGCGCGGAGCACCCGGAGACGGCGGAAGCAGTGCGAAAGAAAGAGAAGAGCCTAAAGGGGTGTATCGCTGCGCTGCTGAAATGGTCGTTTGGAAACCAGCACCCGGTGGATAAGGAGATTTTAAAGGCAGCAGGTGTCACTGCCGGCCGTTGCACACTCGGAATTCCCGGAATGGCGACGGCACGCCGGATCATCACAGAATATTATCTGGGAAAGTAGGCGGACAGCATGAAAAGAAAAGCGATTGAGAAAATCCCGTATCTGACACTGCCGAAAGTAGTTCGAAAGCGCACCGCAAAGTATGTTGGCGTAACGGCACTGCAAGAGATCGCAGGGGAGCAGCACCTGCTTCTGGAGGTATACAGGAATCGCGGGGATGCAAAAGAAATCCCGCTGGTTCGGATCGTGCTGACGAAAAAGGACTTTGGAAACTATTTTCCGGAAGCCGATGAGTGGACGAAGCAAAAAATTGAGGTGGACCACTATTATGACAGAAGGCTGATTTGGAATGAGCCGGAAGACCGGAAGGATTTTTACAAGACGGCTGTAGCAAAGAATACCCTTCTGGACGAAGCAGATCTGGGAAGGATCAGGAAATTTTGTACAGAACCCATCTGGCCGAAAGATAGGTGGTGGGAATACATCTATACACATGAAAACAATATCGTACTGACAAAACGGCGAGAAGCCGAGAACAGGAAGTATGAGCGCAGACAGCGGGCATTGAAAGATCGGGCGGAGCACACAGGACCGCTCCCGGAGCAGTTGATTCTGGATCGGGCAGAACGGTTGTATTTCCGCGAAAGACATTATTTGTACTACAAAAAGCGTGGATGCCGCGCCCAGATCGCATGCAGTAAATGCGGGGGTGTCGCGGACATCCGATGGAAAAGCGGGATCTCCTACGAATCCCAGTTTGAGCATCTGGAAGAAGAACCAAGGCAAGGAGATTTCGGAACGTGTCCGATGTGCGGGACACGCGGGGAGTACAAGTGCCAGGGAAAGGTCCACGGAGAGCAGGAAAGAAAAATTCATCTGTTCCTCGGACAGAAATACAAAGAGGTTGGAATGGTATTGAGATACATTCAGGTGTCTAAAGTCTGGCGGCTGGGGCTGATCGCCGGGGAAAAGGGATTGGAAATGCACAACGCGAGCGAAGAGCTCTCCAGAGTGGAAATTGCAAGGACCTATTTTTATCCGGGAGAAAAAATTCAGACGGATTATCACAAGCACAGTTATGTCGATGGAAAGGACTTCTGGGATGACTGCAACCTGTATGGAAATGTGAATATAAACATTGAAGCCGCGCCGGTTATGGCAGAGACATACGGGCAGCTGCAGGGGACGATCTTCCAGTACAGTGCGATCCGGGAATATGCTTCCCAGGTCAGCGAGTTTAACCCGGCAGATTATTTTAGACGGTACATACAGACGCCGCAGCTGGAAATGCTGGTCAAAATGGGACTGACGGAAGTAGTAAAAAAGCTGATTCGCTGTGAATACGGCATTGTGAATAATGAGTCTGCAAAGCGGCTGGATCAGTTTCTCGGAATCCGGAAAGAGCATATCAGGCTTTTGATCAGAAAACACGGAGATATCCCGACACTGGAAACGCTGCAGTTGGAAAAACGGATGAACGCAGCGTGGACGGAGGAAGAGATAGAACAGCTGACAGAAACACAGCTGGGGCGTGGACAGCTGGAAATCGCATTGAATTATATGAGTCTCCGGCAGCTGTTGAACCGGGTGCAGAAATATTCCGGGTGCGTTTACGGGACAGGCCTCAGCTGCGCTGTGAACATGCTTCGAAATACAGCAACAACGTATGTTGACTACCTGACCATGAGGCAGGCACTGGGATATGACATGACAAACACCGTTTATCTGCAACCCAGGAATCTAGAGGAAGCGCATACGGCAATGATTACAGAACAGAACCAGAAAGAAGTGGATAAGCGGATGACGGAGGTTGCGATCCGGTTCCCGAATATCCGGATCAATTACAGGAAGCTAAGAAGACAGTATTTCTGGGATGACGAAGCGTTCCTGATCCGCCCCGCCAGGTCGGCGGAAGAGATCGTGACAGAAGGCAGGCTGCTGCATCATTGCGTGGGCGGGGACAATTATCTCCGAAAGCACAATGAGGGCGAGAGCTATATTTTATTCCTGCGGCAGCAGGAAGCACCGGAAATCCCATATATCACAGTGGAGATCGATGCAAAACAGCATCGGATCCGGCAGTGGTACGGCGCACATGACAGAAAGCCAGATGAGCAGCGGATGCAAAAATGGCTGAATGACTATATAGACCGGTTAAAAAGTGGAACATTGGGAGAAGAGAAAGTAGAACTTCAGGAGGCAGTATGATGGAGATTTTGAATTATAAAAAAACGGAAATCCAGAACAGTTATGTGGATTTTAAGGCATCAATGGATGCAGTAGTGGAGCGGGTTGAGGAAGGCTTTGTACAGATCGGCTATTACTTAAAGATTGCACGGGACACACAGGTGCTGCAGGAGTCAGGCTACAAGAGTGTAACGGATTTTGCCGCCGCAGAATATGGTCTGGACAAGTCGGCGGTATCCCGATTTATTGCGATCAATGACAGATTCGCAGAAGACGGCTATTCAGACCGACTGAAAGACCAGTACCGGGGAATGGGGCGCGCGAAGTTATCCGTTATGCTACTGCTCCCGGAAGAAATCACAGAAGAGTTGACGCCGGATTACAGCAAGTCGGATATCCAGAAGATCAAGGACGAAGTGGAAGAGGAAAAGAAAGTCACGGACCTTGAAGTGATGATGGAGCAGCAGGACTTTGACACAGAGCTTTTGGACAACAACCTGAAAAGGGCGATGTACCAGCTGGGGCATGACATTCCAGAGCTGCACCGGAAGATATGGAATGTGTGGCAGATATGGAATGGGTGGCAGCAGGAGAAGTGGCCGGAGCTTCCGCGGGAGATCATGGACATTCTGGCACCTGCGGGCGAAGGAATGCACAGCGTCAGGGTGGCTGGGATCGGACGCCTGATGATTACCCTGCACGGCGCAGATCAGGACATTGCGCTGATCAATGTCCGGTCCGGGGAAAAAGAAAAATATTCCTGGGATGACATGATGGAAGCAATAGGCCTCCTGATGGAGGGAGACACGCCGGAAGAAAGCTGGGCAAAGACTTACGGCAAAAACAGCTCAGTTGCACCGGTGCAACTCGATCCGAAGTCAAAAGTAACGAAAGCGGCAGAACCGAAACCGGGAAGCCAGGGCGCGGAAAAGAATATTCCGGAAAACGAAGAGCGGGAAGAGATGAGGCAGGAAGAGGCAGAGCAGGCAGCAGGTGTTCCGGAAGAGATCGGACCGGAGCTGTTGCCACACGGAACGTCCAAAGGAGACGGGATTTCGTGGAAGGAACCGGAGAAAAAGGAACCTCGCCCCATAGAACTGCCGCCGGAGGACGCAGTCTATACCTATCCGATGGGAACGAACGTGATGACGGACATCCGGAAAGGGCAGCGTTTTTTAATCCTCCGCATTCATGACCCGTACCGGGTCGGGAATACAGTGCGACTGCAGCATCAGAAGGATGGGGAGCAGACCGGCGCAGAGATAGATATCAGGATAACGCACCTGATAAACGACCACGGTGGGCTGGTGCCAGGATATGTGGCGCTGCAGTTTGAGATCCTTCCCGCGCCGCCGGAAGAGATACCGGGACAGATGAGCATCGACCAGATGGGAAAAGAAACAGAAGAGGACAGAAAGGATGAAGAAGAGAGTGAAAAAGAAGCTGACGCGGCAGCTGGAATTTACAGCGAAAGACCGGAAAGCGATACATAAGCGTGATAATGAAACCTGCGTCTTCTGCGCGGCCGGATATGAGCCGCCGGAAGACCCGGCCTACTGCCGGACGGCACTGCAGATCATGCATATCGTCCCGCGTTCTCAGCTGGGGATGGGAGTGGAGCAGAATGGAGTGCTTGGGTGCGTCTGGCACCATCAGATGCTCGATAACGGGAATCTTGATAACCGGAAGGAAATGATAAGGATGCTTGAAAAGCGGATGCGGCGGATGTATCCCGGATGGACGCGGGAAAAGGTCACATATCGGAAAGACAGCGTAAATGAAAAAAAGCATTTGTCTGCAGATTGGGGTGATGCCGGGAAAGAGATTGAAAAAGTACAGCCAGGCAGCAGGACGGTACCGCCGGAAGGATTTGTGTTTTGGGAAACAAAGGAGGAAGCACAGGATGTTACCAGTAAAAAAATTGAAACCGGGAGATAAGATTATGATTCGAGAAGCATGGGCACAGAAGGATGAAAACCAAAAGACTGCGCCGCAACGCCGGGCAACAGTGATCAAACAATACCCGCACCATGTTCTCGTCGAGAACGCGAAGGGAACCAGATGTTGCATCACAAATGCGGAGATTTATGGGACGGAGAAGAGAAAAGGAGTACAGGAGGCAGCAGGGATGCGCGATAGCAGCGGGAAAGAAGTGGACGTAAAAGAAAGTAAGCGGCGCTTCCCTGCACTGGAATTTGGAAAGGAGCGGAGGAGATGAGGGGGACAGCATGTGCATATAAGATCTATAAGAGAGGGCGGTATATGGGAATATACCGGGCATCAGAAATTGAAACGCTCATAGGGCTGCCGAAAGCAAGGGTGAACCGCTATGCGCGGGAGCGGATGAAATGGCAGGGAATGTACCAGGTCGTGCTGGCAGGGGAGGCGAAACGCACATGAATCTGAAAGATGTGTTGGTCGTGATTCTGGCAGCAATCGTGACAGGAGCTTTACTTTGGACTTTATGCGGCAAAGCGGCGTGGTTTATCGGACACGATGATGGACAGGCGTATGAGAGGTACATGGAATCAATGATGGAAAACGGGATGTACCCGGATATCTACGGGTACGGATGGGGGCGATAATGAAAACATGGAAAGTGATACTGATTGTCACAGTTATGATGATATTGTATTTTATGCTTCTGTTCTGGTCAATCGCGAACTATGGGCTGGACGGCGGTGGGAACATGATGTTTATGAGATAGGAGATCTTGGAAAAAGATGGAACAAAAGAAAATGAGCAAGGCATATGCTGTAGATTTCGACGGGACGCTGTGTGAAAACAGGTGGCCGGAAATCGGGGAACCGAATCAGGAGCTGATCGGTTATCTGGTCGGACGCAGGCAGCAGGGAGATAAAGTAATCCTGTGGACCTGCCGGAGCGGGGAGCCGCTTCAGAAGGCAGTAGAGTGGTGTCAGGGACATGGTTTGAAATTTGACGCCGTGAATGAAAATCTTCCGGAAAGAATTGAATTTTTCGGAGGGGACTGCCGGAAGGTGGGAGCAGATGTCTATATAGATGATAGAGCGTGGAATCCGATAACAGGTGGAGATATATCAAACATGGCAGCAGGCGAACGAGGAACCTGTGAAGGATTGGAGACAACGGAGGAACTTGCAGGGTGGAAAAAACAAATGATGAGGACATTTATGGGAGGCGGAAGCTTATGAAAAAGATAAGAGCAATAGCGGTTGCGATGGCAATGACAGTATTTTTAAGCGGGTGCTACGATTATGGAAGGGACATTACCATAATTTGTCCGGTAATAAATTATATGGCTGTGGACGGTGGAGCGATTGTTATATACGAGATGGACGGGGAACGCAGGGAGAAAAAATTTTTAGAAAAAGATGTTTACGCCTGCGATGAATCCAGCCGGATCATTGCGGTAGGGAAGGTGTACGAGGATGGATCGAGGTCGTTGAGGTTGTACCTGTACCTTAGCGAGGAGGATTATGTGCAGTACACGAAAGATAGGTTTGATTTGGATTAAATGAGTATTTAGGCGAATAAGCCGGAAAGAGCAGAATGGAAAGAAAACCTGATATTTAAGTAAGCAAATGGATGAGAAAGAAGGTGGCACCGATGGATAAAAACATCCTAAACGACTACATAGATGCATGTGCGCTGGTCCAGGAGACAGAACGGGACATCCGGGCATTAAAGAAAAAGCGCAAGACAATCATCCAGACGAATGTAAGCGGGAGCAATCCGGATTTCCCGTACCAGCCGCAGCATTTCAAGATCGAAGGGACGACATTTACCTATGCAGACGACAGTGCGCTTCGGTGGGACGAAGGCTTGCTGGAGCGCCGGAAAGCGAACGCAGAGAAGATTAAGCTGAACGTGGAAGAGTGGATGCTGACGATCCCGGCGCGGATGCAGCGGATCATCCGATGGAAATTCCTCGAAGAGCTGACATGGGAGGAGGTGGCTGTGAAGATGGGGCGGAAGGCAACGGGGGATAGTGTGAGATTGGAATTTCAGAGATTTATGGCAGAAAAATAAAAGTTTGTTCACTTTGTTCGCATTGTTCGGTTTTAAAATGTTATAGTATAAACTGACAGTAGTGGATAAGCCACTACTTCCCCCACATACATCTTTGAGAAGCACTTGACTGTAGAAATGCGGTTGGGTGCTTTTTATGATACCATATTTGGTAATATAGATTTTTGCCGGTTTATGGTGTATGATGAAGAAAAATGTATTGTGTGGGAGGGATTAAAAGTGGATTTTTTAAAAAATATAAACTTGTTCTTCGATAAGTATGGGGTGACAATAGAGGGAATCGATGCCCTGATCGGCATAATTACTGTTGCGGGAGCCGCAATATTTGGATTTGTTAGAAGAAAAAAGAACAGAAAAAGAGAAGAAAAAGCTAAAATTATTATCAAAAATTCAGAACTTGAAAATTCCCAAGTAGCAGAAACGATTAATAATTACGGATTATCACATTCTGAGGTAAAAGAAGTGGCAAGAGACGTTGTTACTCAAGAGACTCTAAATAAGCCTAATGTATATATTCAGAAAGAAGAGCCTGTAGATGCGAAACTGGGAGATATTTGGTATAAAATAGAGGAATAAACATATAGTTCACTGATTTATTAACAAGTATGTTGAAGGAGCAGGATTAATCCCTGCTTCTTTTCTTTTCCAAAAAAAACAACAACGGACCCTTAGCTCAGCAGGTCAGATCATCCGGCTCATAACCGGTCGGTCGCAGGTTCGATTCCTGCATGGTCCACTGGCCAACGTGCCAACATTGGTTTCTCCTTGATCCTCCTAGCGGAATGCTGTTAAGGGCTGTCAAAAGTCCGGAAGGATTTTATTTGTAAATGAATTGAGAGGTGGTGAGGTGAAAAGTGAGAAAGTAAGAGAACAGGCTTTTCGGGATTATCAGGAAGGAATGAAGTATAAGGAGATCGCTGAAAAGTATGGGGTAAGTCTTTCGACGGTCAAGTCCTGGGCGTCGAGATACTGGAAAAAAGGTTGCAACCTTGAAGAAAAAAAGTTGCAACCAAAAGGGAAAAAGGTTGCAACCAAAGAAAAGAGTAAAAGAGCCGTTGCGGAAGATGTTGGTCAAGTATTGGAAAATGCTGATTTAACAGATAAACAAAGGCTTTTCTGCTTATATTATGTTCGGTGCTTCAACGCTACAAAAGCATATAAGAAAGCATATGGCAGCAGCTATGATGTCGCAAATTCGGAAGGATACCGTCTCCTTGTAAATCCTTGTATCCGGGATGAGATTATGAAGCTGAAACAGAACCGTCTGAACCGCGAGCTTTTGGATGAGCATGATATTTTTCAGAAGTATATGGATATTGCATTTGCGGATATGACGGATTATGTTTCGTTTGGGCGTGAAACCGTTCCAGTAATGGGGGCGTTTGGGCCGATCACGGTGACGGATGAAAAGACGGGAGAAAAAATTCCGCTGACAAAAGAAATAAACGTGGTAAAATTCAGGGAATCAACGGATGTGGATGGGACGCTTATTGCCGAAGTCAAGCAAGGGAAAGATGGTGCAAGTGTGAAACTGATGGACCGGATGAAGGCAATGAATTGGCTGACGGATCATATGGATCTGGCAACGGAAGAGCAGCGCGCCCGGATCGCTGTCCTGAAAGCGAAGACAAATGTCGCAGAAGATGAGGATGCGGCAGCAGACGATGGTTTCCTTGCGGCACTGAATGGAACCGCAGGGGAGGACTGGTCGGATGAGGCAGATTAAGCGTTTTTTCCAATTCAAGCCGTTTTCGCAAAAGCAGCGAAAAATCCTGAATTGGTGGTGCCCGGATTCCCCGGTAAAGGGTTATGACGGGATCATTGCAGATGGCGCAATCAGATCCGGCAAGACAGTGAGCATGTCGCTGTCCTTTGCGATCTGGGCAATGGATACGTTTAACGGACAGAATTTTGCCATGTGTGGCAAGACGATCGGTTCATTCAGACGAAACGTTCTGTTTTGGTTGAAGCTGATGCTGAAAAGCCGCGGGTATCAGGTCTCAGATCACAGGGCGGATAACCTGGTGATTATCAGACGCGGGGCTGTGGAGAACTATTTTTATATTTTCGGCGGCAAGGATGAACGATCACAAGACCTGATTCAGGGCATTACGCTGGCGGGTGTTTTTTTGATGAAGTGGCGTTAATGCCGGAAAGCTTTGTAAATCAGGCAACCGGACGCTGCTCTGTACAAGGGTCAAAATACTGGTTTAACTGTAACCCAGACGGTCCGTATCACTGGTTTAAAATAAACTGGATCAATAAATCGACCGGATACCTCGGAAAAGAGAAGACAGCGAAGGTCAGGGCGGAAGCCGCAGCAAAAGGGCTGGAAGCAGGGCTAAAAAATATCTTGTATGTCCACTTTACGATGGACGACAATTTGAGCCTGTCAGAAGAGATCAAAGCCAGGTACCGCAGTATGTACACCGGCGTGTTTTTCAAACGCTACATTTTAGGCTTGTGGGCAATGGCGGAAGGAATTATCTATGACATGTTTGACGCTGATAAGCATGTACAGAAGATAACAGATTTCTTCCGGTGTCTGAAAGACGGCGGGCGATATGTAAGCTGCGACTATGGTACGCAAAACGCAACTGTTTTTTTACTATGGAACAAGGGCAACAACGGGAAATGGTACTGCGTTCGGGAATATTATTATTCCGGGCGTGCGAAAGGGAAACAGAAAACAGATGGAGAATATGCAGATGATTTTGAAAAGTGGCTGGATGGCGTCCCGATCAGAGCAGTGATTGTAGACCCGGCAGCCGCTTCTTTTATCGCGGAACTGAGGAAACGTGGATATCGTGTCCTGAAAGCAGACAACGATGTGGAGGATGGCATACGAGAGGTTGCCTCCATGCTTAACATGGGCTTGCTGGTATTTTGCGATACCTGCATCAATACGATCATGGAATTTGGATCCTACATCTGGGATGAAAAAGCAGCACAGCAGGGCGAGGACAGACCGGTAAAAGAAAATGACCACGCGATGGACGCAGTAAGATATTTTGTGTATACAATTCTGAGTAAGCGGACAGGGCGTGTGAAAAATAAAGCAAAATACGGCTTTGATTAAAGCGAGGTGATATGGATGTATAAGTTTACAATGCCCGCGGACAAGTGGGACGAAACAGCACCAGACAAGCAGGCAATCCGGCTGCTGATTATGAAGCATCAGAAGTTTAGAGAGAAGCTTGCAAAAAAGAAAAAGTATTATGAAGGCGAGCATAAGATACTGGATGAAGCGGAGCGCAAAAATAAGCTGGTGTGTAACCATGCAAAGGACATTGCTGACACGGCATCCAGTTATTTTATTGGGAATCCGGTATCCTACAAAAGCAGCGCAGACATTGCTGCATTGAC